AAATTATCATTCAAATATATAAACGTTGCCCACTTGCTTCTTTCAAATTCATTGTACTTACCATCTGTACTATTATCTGAATGAGGGTTTGTAAAACCTCCTGTAGCCCATATTTGTGCATGTGGGAAACCAATTGGTTTTAGACCACTACCACGAGCGAGCTCCGCAGCTTCTTTCATTCTAAAACTCAAAGACTCAACAAGATCCTTAGGTAATCCAAAATCAACCATATCATCGCCTACTGGCAAGTTGGCTGCAGATGATCCATAAAATCCAATTCTATTCCATTCAAGTTTGCCATTCTTTTCTGAGTGATCCCAATATTTAATTATAGCATCACATTCTTCTTTACTCAAGAAGTTTTCAAAAACAACAATATTATTTTTATAGTTTATTCTATTCATATTATATTATATATTTGCTACCATTTATATGAGATATTTCTAAATGGTTTATGTTTACATGTTTTGGCAATGAGGATACCCATTGTATAGCTTCGGCCATATCTTCTGCAGTCAATGCATTGTCTTTCTTTTCTATCTGAGTGTCAATAGTTCCTGGGCAGATATCTGTTATTTTAATGCCATAAGCTGGGAATTCCATTCTCATGGTATCGACTAAACCTAACTGACCTCTCTTTGCATTTGAGTAATTGCCTGATCCTCTGAATGGAATCTGTCCACACAATGAAGTAATGAATACAATGGTTGGCGATTCAGACTTCATCATTGTAGGAACAAACAACTGCGAAATGTACATAGGACCAGATACGTTAATATCATAAGCTCTCCTGAAGTTATCCATGGATTCATGAATAATTTGCGTTGGCCCAGCACCACCACCAGCATTATGAACTAGTAGATCTATTGTAGCATCTTTGTATTTTACAAAGAATGATTGAATCTGTTTTTCATCTGTTACGTCTAGTCTATTAATTTCAACATTATTAGACTCTAGATCTTTCATAGCACCCAAGTTCCTAGATGCAGCAATGACTTTATATCCATTGTTTGCTAAAAGCTTAACCGTAGCTCTACCTACGCCTTTGCTGGCTCCAGTAATTATCGCTGTTTTCATTACATTGCTTCTTGGGAATGGAATCCCATATTATTGTGTATCCAATGGCCTGGGACCATATATTTAAAACCAGTTTTAACAAGGTGGGCAGTATGAAAATATGGCGCAGACGCTGGGAAAATAATTATACTATTTGCTTTTGGTTTAATACCTACATCAAAATTTTTATTCACTAGAGCTACATCATAATCTGGATCTATATGAGGTTTTTGAATAATCCCATCATGGTCTACAATCTTAAAGGATATCTCTCCACCTTCACAATCATCGTTCAAATACATAACCAAAGAGTATCTTAAAGTTTTATCACCATCGAGTTGATCAAAATGAGATCCCATAAATGTTCCAGTGTTATATCTCTTTATATTAAACGTTGGGAATAATCTTGGTTCGTCATAATCGCCTAACGATTCTGCATAGTCTTTAGAAACTTTATAAAAAGCATCTATAACTGAATCATAAACATATGACATCTTTTCATCATCGCTATCCGAACCAAATGTTTTGGTTTTCCCATATATGAAATCTTTGTCATTAGACGACGTCCATGGTTCCCAATCATTATTTAATTCTTTTAAAACTTTATCGAAGTTTTCAAAATCTGGTATTACATTTTCATAATAGTAAATTTTTTCGTGTAGTATATTTTTATCCATATAGCTCCTATTTAGTGTTAAAGTTTTCTAGTACTGTCCAGAAGAATGGGCAAGTAAATCTAAGACCAGAAGTTACTGGTGTAACCCCGTGCACATAATTCTTGTCTCCTGGGAAAAAATATGCCGACCCTGCTTTTGGTTTTATCTTTATATTTTGCGCTGGAAAATATAGTTCTCCACCTTCGTAATCATCATTGAAATAAAAGATCGATGCTATATCATAGTATGGGAAAGCATTGGGTTTACCAGCATCTGGTCCTTCATGCAATTCTTTATCAGCATGCGGAGTTTGGTGAGTGCCTACTGGCCATTTAACGACCGCAGGTCCTGTTGCTCTAACGTTTACATTAAAGAAACTATCTACTTTAGTTTTAAGCCTTTGTTGCATGTCTTGGATTAAAAGCAATATTGTTGGGTCTACTTTTTGTAAAGAAGCATGTGTTGCGACTCTATCAGCCCAATAATCCGCATCATAAATTACTGTTCCATTCTCATTTTTTTTACTCTCAGTAATATCCCATACCGTATTGTTAACAGCAAAGTTCCTAAGCTTCTCTTGCTCCTCTGGTGTAAGAAAGTCTGATACTTCTACAATGTTATCTGGTGAATCGCCAAAATACCCAGATGGAATTAGCGATACGAACTCACTTTGATCATCATTTTTATTGACAATTATTTTTTCCATGTTATTCACCTTCAATGACTTTTAGTCTTATTAGTTTAACTTCGTGTTCACCAACAATTTTTCCTTCATGATTCACAGCATCTCTATAAAAGTCTGAGAACTTACCAGATTTATTAATGTGACTTATCACTTCGTTGTATCCTATATAATCTTGATGATATGATGTTGGCATCTCGTTATAGTTTTTAATATGCAATTCTGTGTTCTGTAAATTGGTTAAAGATATTGGAACAACTGCCATAACTGGAGTGCCTGCTTTAATAGTTATTTCTCTATTAGCTTCTGTTATTCTCCATGCGCATGGTAAACTACTATTATAAAAAGAAGTGCTTATTATGGTTGTGAATGGTGATACCCCAGGTATATGTTGGTTTGGAACTGGCATAGTTAAAAGGCTATAATCATTTGGTGTTTTAAAAACAAGCCCAGTATTAAAACTTATAGTTGCATTTCCTCTGTTTGGATGAACATAGTTTTTTCCAGCTAGAATATGGATATGATCTGGTGTTGTATCAGATATACCATCCCAGATAAAAGTAATATCTTCAGGAAAAGAAATACCCCAACCTAGACCATTGGCAAGGCTTATTGGGAAGCATCTATAAGCATGAGAATCAGCTGTTTCATCCATCCATTCTCTTTTTACATTTAATGGAGTGATGTTGGAATAACCATTTCTCATCTCATAAACAACAAAGCCTTCTATCATTATTCTGGCCACCTGTCGGCTTTGTCTTTATCTTTAGTATAGTAAGATACAATAGTATATTTAACACCATCATTCACAGCACGGAAACCATACGAGTAATCGTGGGTGCCAGGATAAGCAACCATTGTTCCAGGAGTTGGTTTTACTTCAAGATCTTTTTTTGGGAAAAACATTTCTCCGCCATCAAAGTCATCATTCAGAAAACAAATAGATGAGTATTGACGATGTGGGAATGGGTATTCTTCTCCCGGTGTAACGTATTCACTATCTGGGTCATATTCACCATCTGCATGTACGATTTGATGATCACCTTCAAACCATCTAATAATGAATAGCGTATCTGCATAGATGGGTTCTGTAAGGCCTTGTGTATCAATTATATGTTGAATAATACGTTTTCGTAAATTAACTAACAATTTTATAATCAATTGTTCTTTAGGATCATCGATATCTAAATGATTAATGTCAAGTATCCGATTGTCCCAAAAGTTATCGTCAGGTCTTTTATTTTCATCGTCAGGTATCCTGTGCCAACCAAGTGGTGCTTCATTTTCAATATAGCTAAGAACCGTGCTTATATCTTCTGTACTTAGAAAATTTGGTTTTACTGATATCATTATTTTTCTATCTTAAGTGTAAAAGTAATTTTTGTCAATTTGGTAACATGTCAGCTTTGTTTATATCTTTTGTATAAAAAGATGAAATAACATATCTGATCCCACTAGTCACAGGGCGAACTCCATGAAGGTATTCGCGGGTTCCTGGGAATGTAAGCATCATTCCTGGCACTGGTTTTAATTCAAGATTATGCTGTGGGAAGTATATTTCTCCACCGTCAAAGTCATCGTTTAAATAAATAAGAGAACCACAGTAACGGTGTGGGAAAACATATTCACCTTCTTCTGAAGTATTATATTCAGCATCGGCATGGGGAACTTGTTCATACCCTTCTGGCCATCGCACTAGCTGAACCGAGTCACCATATATTGGTACTGTAAGGCTTTGTATTTCAGTGATATGTTGTTTAACACGGTTTCTTGTGTTTATAAGCAATTCTAAAACTAGTTTATCTTTTGGACTGGGATCTTCAATATCCATTATTGCAAGACATCTATTTCTCCAAAACAATGGTATATTTGGGCCCCACTCT